CTCAGAGAATATAAATTAATAATACATAATAACCCTTAATGTATTACCAAAAGTGGTCCTAGTTGGGTGTCCTGATGTGACAGTACCAAAAATTTAGCATTTAAAAAATGTAACAAACTTCTTCCCAATAGAAGTCTTATATGCTAGTTTCGAAATAACTCCAGTTATGCTATAGAACACAGAATCATACATTCTTTAAGGTAATTCTAGCATATGCCATATAACCGGAAAAAGTGAAGCCCATAGATCATTATCTATTGCCTCTATTATAGGTGCATGTTAATTTGTATCATGTGACGCAAAATCAGTTGATAACGCCACAGGTTTTCCGTACTTTGCTATACGCCGCCACTCTACATCCATTTTATGTTCTAAATCAGTATTATTTAAAAAGGAGGTGTACGCCGGTAAAACTTTTTTAAGTAATTTTAAAGCTATAAAATTAACATGATTAGCACATCCCAACAACGTTGTATCAGGCGAGCATATATTACGGGATCTATTGCTCATACTACCAATTGCCCTTCTCACGTGCTTGAGGAAAAATTCTCCTGCTTTTGGGAAGCATTGCATCACAGTTATTATTCCTGTCCAAACTGCATTAAATCTGCCCTTTATGTACATATCACCTTTCTTATTATCGGTTTCTTTGATATGTGCAATATATTTATCAAAAGTTACTTCATGTTTAGATAACTTGTGAGCCTCTTTAACGAAGTTCTCTTTCACTCCACTTTTGCTCCAGTAAGTCTTAAAACGTTCAAATACTGTAGGATCGAAAGTTAATAGTGATGCAGTCTATCTCTCAACTATTGCTGAGATAGCATTTAATGGACACACTCCATAACTTCCAAAATTAATTTCCAAACCAAAATTACCTAATAAGTCTGAGGTAGATTTCTTTGGACAATTTTTGTGGCAAGTACAATATGGCAAATATGTGTCATAGATACTCTTGGGACTAGTATCTTTTAATGGTTTCCTGGTTTTTGGATTAAAAAACCGAATTTTTTATAATACCAATGGATTAACTCTATGTAAATTATATGAATCCAATGTTGTTTTATGGAAGAATTCTGTCACCAAAGGAACTTATGACACAAACAAATTCTTCAACCCTGCATATCTAAAACCTCTTCTAATTTATACCAGTGCCCTACCCTATATGTCCCTAACCTATGCTAGAAGACGTTATTAATATTCTATACATCTCAATTATACAGTAGTTAAAATAGCCACAATGAAATTAGAAGTATCTTCATCAGACATATGATTGATGCATGAATATAAATAGCAGAACACAAATCTCGGCATCATACATGGTTCCAAAAAATAGGAATAAACATATGATGGGATAGACTCTCCTACTTTAGGTTTATAATCAGAGAGATTGTTATTTAAATATCGGTTTAGGATACAAAACCAAGGTTAATATTATGGACCGGTTAACGATGTTAATGCGTCTTTTTCTGCAAATAGCTATAACACAATACATAATAGCTATATCTAACATATTATCAAATTCTCCTTTTAAGTCATTTTAGATTGTATTTAGACCTAAATCAAAAGAAAGTTTAGCACCATTGAGATAACTATAACTTTCCCTGTAACGATACTTTTATG